TGGAGGCGGGGATAGAAGGAAGGTTTTGGTGGCTCGCAAAAGCCTCTACGTGCCCTTCAATCTAGTGATGGCCTGCCAAGTCCTAAACCAAATGGAAACCGCCATGGGGGAGTTACCAGAGTGGAAAGTAACCCCAGATGCGCTATGGCTTGAAGGGCCCAGTGAAGGAACCCTTATCTTATTCAGGCAACTCTTGGAGTTGTTGATTAGGATCTAGAGCCTCAAGCCTACGTAGCAACTGAATGTGGTCTTGTCCGATCTCAAAGTTGACGTAGAGAGACCCCTCTATCGCCAATCGAACCTCTTTTGCAGCGGCTGGCGCTAGAACACGATTCCCGGACTCCATGTAGGCTTGTGCCATGGGGCCTTCTGACCACACCGTACACAGTGTGTGCAGAAGCTCGTAGTCGTGTTCACTAGCCCGCTCTACTTGAGGCGGTTCTGGATTCAGGATCTTACGAAGGTACTTCCGTAACACTGCACCTAAGAAGAACGGAAAGAGGATTAGGGTTTTTGCCAAACCAATAAAGGTTCCCGCTTCATACCACGCTTAAAGCTACGCACAGGCATGTACACAGGTTCCCTTTGAACCAAACCCTGACGCTCCACCAAAGGCTGGATCGCTAGGTCCAGCCTCAAACCACCCACAGGCTTATGAGGCAGGTTGAGAACCAAGAAGCCTCCAGGTTTCAAACTCTGTGCAGCCTGTGCGACAAGCGCCCCTAGAAAAGACTGCACCCACTGCTCTACAGAAGACCCGCGTACCGATGCCTCAAACTTCTTCCCGTACACCTCCAAGTCAAAGTAGGGGGGTGAGGTGAATACGAGATCCAAAGGTTCACCTGGATCAAAAGTTGTTGCATCTGCGCACTCTACTCGACACATTGTGGCGAACCCAAGGGCCTCAGCCAAAGCTTGATTCCCCTGTGCAGTCTCCGGCTCCAAGTCCGTACCGATATACAAGCCTACTCCCGCCGCCATAGCACCCAAGAGACGGCCACCATATCCAGCACAAGGATCCCAAACCACACCACCCTTAGGACAGTAGTTCTCGTACACGTATTTAGCTACCGCAGGCCGAAACACAGAAGGTGTTCGACTGAACATCACAACGGCCTTCAGCACCCTCTCCGGGGTAGTCGGGTGCCCCGAATCCAATTGAAGGCGAATCGCTTTCCGCAAAGAAGAATCGTCGTGCCACATGTCCCAGGCACTTAAACCCTTCTGTCGTTCGGCATGGTAACGGTTGGGGAAGAATGTGCCCGCCGCATAAGCCCCTGCTGTGCTGTAGGGACGGATCAGTGTTGCATCGTCTAGAAAGACTGCGAGCCGCTGTAAGCGAGTGAACTCAGCCTTGATCTGCACGGAGGGTTTGAGTTCCGGCCAACCGTGACGACGCACAATTTGGAAGATACTTGCCACAACAGAAGCTTTCTCGTCTTCTGTCTTATTGGACCACTGGAGACGCGAGCCGCCTAGCAAGTCAACCCAAAAAGAACTGCTGGCAACAGGGTCAGTAAATCGGATGACCCTGTACTTGTACCCTAACGCCAAAGCCTTGGCTTCTTTGAACACATCCAGTTCACGTTGACGTTCAAACTCTTCGATGCAGCCATGCCATAACTCTGAATACTGGTAGTGCTGTTGCCCGTGAGCCTCAATGATCAAGTTATGCTCTGGGAAAAAACCGTCGAAGTTAAACCGCCACCCGCTAGTTGGGGTGGTGATACGCGGATCGGACCACTCCCAAACGTAATCGGACTGAAGGAAGGAGGCCGCTTTATCCAACACAGTCCTTTGCCACGCCAACTTGTTTCGAGTAGGGAGATTGTACCGCCTACAGTAGCTAATCACGGTTGATTCAACATGACCTGACGCAACCGTCACGCTTGACACAATCACTCGACCGTTCTCGTCCGCGTGTTTTAGGAGGTCTTCTTTTGAGAACAAGTCTCTGAACTGTGCGGCTGCCATGACTTCGGACCGCTTTGTACGTAAGGCGTCAGATCGTATCAGAGCCGTGTACTTAGCTTGGTACTCCGTTGAGGTAAGACCATGTAACTTGATATGGTTGCTAAGAGTCTCACCCCTAAACCCGCACACGGCACAAACCACGAAGTCCTGACCTTCTTGAAGGCCATCCCACTTCTCATCTTCAACCTGCCTTCGCACACCCTCCAGAGCCTTGGTATGCACCTCATCTCCGGCCCTTACCATGTGATGGGTAAGGGCCTGGTACCCAACAAAGCCACCACCACAAACTTCGCACCAGTGATCTGAACCGCGAGCCACATCCCGCTCACGGTAATGCTCATCCGTTACCCGTACCTTGCCCTTCCGACTGAGCCCTGCCACAGTCCCCGCCTCTGAGTGAAGCTTCTGTGAACGAGCGTCAAAAGCGACCTTGCCAAAAGCCCCTACCCACTTGGTTCGCAAGGTGTTGGGACTCACACCAAGACGGGTCGCTACCTTCTTGAAGGGCTCGTCCGTATAGAACGGTGCAAGAAGTTCCGCCTCAGATGCAGTGGACTGCTTCGGATCGTTCTTGTCGCGTATGGCTCGGAACTGTTCCTCGCCAAGCTGTTCTTTCAAGAGCTTTCGAGCGGTGTTGGGACTGACACCAACTCTCTTACATAGAGAATTCAGGGTCTCTCCCGCTACAAACGCAGTGACCAAACCCTCATGAGTCCAAGAACCTCTCCGCATGATCCAATATAATTAGCACGGTACACTTCAAAAAGCAAGAAGGTCGGAACCAGCTTATCCGGCTCCGACCTTCTTTTAGCTTCAAGCTATTGATTTTATTAGAGAATTAAACCCTCGCACGGAGGTTGAACGTGCAAAGGATGTATAAAAGTGGGAAAATAGGAGAATAGTACATCTCGAATCTCAGGATAGTAGGGTCCTGAGGGTCGATTGAAGCCGTCATACCCGTGAAGGCACCGACGATTTCAGCCTGAACCAAACTGCGGAACAAGCCTGTCATGGAGACCACAACTTCGTTGGGCCTCGTGGCGATGAACTTGGTTCCGATAAAGGACTCAAGTACCGCACGCGATTGCTGTTGCACGAAGTCAGAGATCTGGACCACGGTGGGCAGCCTGGTCAACACAGAGGTCATGTTCGTGGTCAGACCCTGACGGATCCGAACGATGGTGTCCAAGTCCTCAAGAACCGTGATGCCCGCCACCGCCGTTTGATTGGCTTCAACAGGATCCATGATTCTGGGGATACGAGTGAACCCCTGGATTCTACGACGGGTGTACGGAGTCGCCACGTCCACCGCAGGGGACACGACAGCACCGGCCACCGCAGCTCCGAAGAAGCTACCATCAATCAGCGATTCAAAGGTTTGTCCAACTTCATCGGTCAAGCTAATGACCGACGAATCCGGATAGAGCGCCACGATACGGCTGGAGTTCAACCCTCTGGCCACCGATTGTGCGGAGGTGGGGGATGTACCCGACGCGAACCCAATCATACCCATGCGCTCAGATTGATTACGGATGTTGGACTGGATTTCACAGTGGCTAGTCAGGTGCGTGTAAACCGCCGTGCTGGTAGCCAACGGCACCATGATGTCTGGCTTGATATTGCCAGGCAGCGGGGTCGCCAACTCATCGATAGCTTCGTTGAATGCCTGATCCGACGCTTGATTCGTATTGGGAACCTTCAAGACTTGCTTGATGATAACCAGAACGGCACCGTTCAAGATAGACAAGTAGGCAGCCAACGTGACGCGGTTCTCAGCCGAAGTCTTCCCGAAGTTAGCCTCAATCGTCTTGAGCTGTTGGAAGACCTTGGGTGCGTAGTCTTGCTTCAGGTAGCGGTAGCTGATGTAGTAGAAATCACCGACCGTAGGCTCGACACCACTCGGATTGTAAGTGGTGACCGTTGCCGTGTCGTTGACCCCAACGCCAACTGTGTTTGAAACCAATGTCTCAAGACCACCGATAGAGTAACGCGGAATCGAAGGGTTCACATGGAAGGTCTGAGATACTTCCAAGGTGAATGAACCAGCCAAGTCATAGCTACCCGTGCTTGACGGAAGAACCGTAAAGCGCAGACCCGTGCGAGCATCTGTGTAGGTCTGACCAGGAATACCCGTGCCAGACGAACCAGCAGCCACGTTGGTAGAGGTCACAGCATAGTTGTTGACGGGATCTTCGCCAACATCACCACTTGTACCTGGGACGATGCCCGTACCCGTGGTCGGATTGAAGGCCGAGTTTGCAGCGTTTGCGAACCCGATGCTAGACGTAGCAGCACCCACGGTCAAAGACTCAATGGTGATGTAGTCTTTACCACTGATGGCATCCATGTAAGCCACAGCACCGGCTGCGAAGCCAGCGGTAGCCATCAAAGAGTCCACCACTTCTTGGCCAGCCACCAAAGTCTGACTAGCGAACTGGTTCTGGGTAAACCCGAGAACATCGTTAGCCGAACCAAGGTTGATCAGGATAGCCGAACCAGCATCATTGGTGGGGCTGGTCAAACGCACCTTGTTCAGGTTCACGCCTGTGCCAACTGACGCCAAGAATGGAAACACAGCGTTGATATCAGCAACCACAGCAGCGGCGGTTTGAGCCCCACCCGCTGTCAAGGTCACAGAGTAATCAACTCCGTTAACACGAACGCTAAACCCGTCATTCAAGCCCAACGTGATGTTGAACGGGCCCACAATGGAACCCAACATCGTTGCGGCTTTGTTGATGGAACCAGGGGTACCAACAACACTCTGGAAGGTTGAGAAACCAAGGGTGGTTTCCACTGTGCCTTGGTTCACCAACACACTTGCAACAGCATCAAAACCACCAGGCAATGCACCTGGAACAGTAGCGCCCTTAATGATGAAGAAGATGTCGCCCGTGGACGGGCCGATTTGCTTGTAACTGGCGGTACCAGCCAAACCAAGACCCGTGTTGAGGTCAGTTACGATTTGCGTTGGAGTGCGATTACCAGAAGTAATCGTGATAGGTGCAATCACCACACCATCCACCGTAAGATTCAGCACGTTCGCAGGGGAAGCTGCAATTGTGACCTTACCCGCATCGATACCCGTTTGGATCGGAGTCACATGACCACTGACCAAGTAAGCTGCCGCAGCACTTACGAGGTTGGTGGTCTGGTTGACACCGTTAACCTGGGTAGTCCAAGTTGCCGAAAACGGGCTGTAGAACGAGTAGGGGGCTGCCCCACTGTTTGTGAACACAGCGTTGGCGGCCACGGTTTGACCAAACGTAACAGTCGCAACCTCTGAGACAGGAGTGCCCGATCCTGTGTGGAATGAATCGGGGATCTGCTCCACGCCACGAGGCCACTGCACGATTTGGCTCAAGCCCGTCTTGGACCCAAACTTAGACTCGTACAGGTTCGTGTTCTGAACCGAGGAGAACACCGTGTACTGACCCGTACCAATCGGCCCAGGCACCGTGTTGGTTAGGATATAGGTGTCATCCGACAGACGGCTGTAGTAGAACGTAGCGTAGGCATTGTAATCAGGCGGTTGGGCCGTCTTAAGAACGATGCGACGGTTCACCCCATCCACCACTGTGACCGGAACCGCTGCCCGATTCAAAGCATCACGAAGCGTGCGACCCGTGTAAACCTTCACGAGATCGGGGCGATTCGTGACCAGATCTTGGCGACTGTTAGCCACGGAGTTGAAGGTCGGGAGACCTAACGTGGTGCTGCGACCGTTGCCCGTGGTCGGAACCTCAGGCAGCAAGAAGTCCGTGCTGGAAACCGTAGCTGGGATCGTTGTCGTGTCTGTAACACGAGTGCAAGCACCCAGGAACATCTGATCATCAATCAGAGTCCCTACGATCTGACCACCGGAACCAGACGAACCATCAAAGGGCGTGGCTCCTGGAGAAGTTGTGGCAGCCGCAGCCTGGAAGCTAGACCCCCAGTTGATGACACTGACATCCGTGCTGGGATTGCTGACAACGAAATCAGTACCCTGGATATAGTCGTTACGACCCGGCGAAATACCACAGCGCAGAACCGTGGTCACCAAGCTGTTGGGCAAGTAGTCAAACGTGTCTTGCCAGGTGTTGGCCCAGTATTGGACAGTGACCGTAGAACCAGGAGCAGGGGCGAAGGGCAACGTAACGATACCATTGGCACCGTCTACTGCCGACACTACAACCTGAGTACCGTTGACCTTGGCTACAACCTTAGAGGGGTCTGTGGTTGTGGTGCCGCCGCCCGTACCGTCCACAATAGGACGCTGGTACACACGGAAAGCCGTATTACGATTGGTTGAGGCACCCGCCGTAAAGCCCAAGGGGCCATTGGCAGTACCCGCACCGATGGTGATCCCGACAGTGTTCGTGAACTGAACGTGATCCAGACCTTGATTGTCAGTTGACACTGAAACCAAGAGATTCGGAATCAACGCAGCATTGACCACGGAAGCCACTGCGGAAGCAGACAGGGCACCTTGAGGCAGAATCACCGTCGCAACTACGCCATTCACATTGATAATGAACTGGTCGTTACTGCCCGTGGTGACGTTGAACGGAGCGTACCCTGGGGAAATCAGGGCAGCATTCGTGGTCGTCACCTGACTCGATACGTCGTCAGTGAACGCTGTGTCCCCACGATGAAAGAAATAGGTGCAACGCACCAAATCAGCGGATTGTGTCGGGATCTGAAGGGTAACTAAACCCTTTTGACCCTGCACCGAACCAAGAGCCACAGGGGACCCATTGACCGTGACCGTAAGGGTACGGGTGTCGTTTGTGACCCGTCCAAACCCTTGACCGTCCACGATTGGATAGTTGCGGACACGGAACGTAGTCAGCGTTCCATCTTGAGACCCAAGAATCAGATTGTTGGGGTTTGTCCCATCAACAACCCATTCAGCACTTGTATCCTCATTAACAACCTGCTGGTCAACCGTAGCACTA